ACAAAATATACGATTTGCTTTTGCTCGGAAATTCAAAAACGCAAATTGCTCGATACTGCGCGGAGAATTATTCAGTTAGCTTACGTCAAACAGAAGAATATTTGTCTCGCGCTCGCATACTACAGGAGCAAGATGCACAACTAGAGCGTCCGCAATGGCTCACAGGGGCAATTGCCAGACTTGCAGATTATGAACGCCGCGCATCAATGGAGAATCAATTGCAAACCGCCATCCGTGCCGTAGAAATGCAAGCAAAATTATTACGCTTTGATATGTCAGCATGAGCCTTATTTCTGATGTCTGCGAAAAACAACCCCTCCTCGACTTTTTAAGTCCTCCTGATGAAAAAGATACAGAGATAATATTAGAGCGTGTATTATCTGATCTTCATACGGGTCAACTATCGTTTGTAAATGACACAGATACGGAAATATTGGGCTTATGCGCGGGCTATGGGTCAGGTAAGACGCGATCTTTACTGGCAAAATGTTTATATCTTTCATTGTTAAATCAAGGCTTCACGGGCATTGTATTAGAACCTACGCAACCGCTAGTTCGTGATCTCTTTGTAACAGAATTTGAGGAATTTTTGTTGAATTACGAGATTCCTTACACATTCAGAAGTTCGCCGTTGCCTGATTTTGTTTTACATTTACCCAAAGGAGATACGCGGATAATGTGCAGAAGTTTCGAGTCTTGGCAAAGAATAATCGGTATTAACGCCGCTTTTATATTGGCAGATGAAATTGATACAGTTGCAAAACCGATTTGTGATCGTGCTTTTCCGAAAATCCTTGGACGTCTTCGCGCAGGGAATGTTCGCCAGTTTGCGGCGGCCTCCACACCTGAAGGTTATAAATGGTTCTGGCAAACTTTTGGGAGTGATGAAGCAAAAGAAAAAGATGACAGAAAGTTAATAAGAATGAAAACAACAGACAATCCACATTTGCCCGCAGACTTTATTGATAGAATGAAAATGAATTATGACCCAAATCTTCTAAAAGCATATCTTGAGGGTCAATTCATATCTTTAACAACTGGCGCTGTTTTTGACCGCTTCGACAGAGAAAAACATATAACAAAAGACATTCCAAATTATTCAGAAGAAATTATAAGACTCGGAATCGACTTCAACATTGGCAAGATGTCTTGCGTTTGCGCCGTGATTAGAGATAACAAACTTTATATTTTTGATGAGATACGCGCACATGACACCGACCAACTGGCAAAAGAAATCAGATCAAGATTTCCACATAACAGACTTTACGGCTATCCTGATTCGTCAGGCGGAGCAAGATCGACAAATGCTACTAAAACCGACATCCAAATTCTCGAAAGTTATGGAATATCCAATCAATCGGGGGCGTCTAACCCATCCATTAAAGACAGCGTTAATAATGTTCAGCGCCTTTTATGCAATGGTAAAGAAGAAATTAGTCTTTTTGTTCATCCGCGTTGTAAAAATGTCATCGAATCTTTGGAACTTCAATCTTATACAGAATCAGGCGAACCAGAAAAAACAGGATTAGATCATTTCTCTGATTGCGTTCAATCCCTTACATTTGGGGGCAGGGCGCAAAACAGGGATTAGAATATATTAAAAAGTGTATTACTATTAAATTAAGCTAGGGATTAAGCCGTGTATTCTTCTTTCAACCATTACGACAGAACAAGATCAAGTAAAGCTGTTGAGGTTCAAGACCCTAGCAATGCTTATGTAAATATGGAGCCGAACTGGATATTGATTGAAGATTTGATAACAGGAACTTATGGGATAAGAAAAAGACATCGAAAATATCTTCCCCAGATGCCCCGGGAACAGGACGAGAGCTATGATAACCGGCTCGCCACAAGCGTTCTCGCGCCTTTATACGTCAGAATCGAAAGATTGCTTGCGGGTATGCTTACGCGCAAACCTGTCCGATTGAATGAGGTATCAGAACGGGTTACTGAAGATTTGTTCGATATTGACCTTCAAGGTAACGATCTCACGAGTTGGACATATGAGACAGCAAAAATAATGTTGCGTTATGGTCATGTCGGCGTTCTTGTTGATGCACCGACAGGTGGAACTGGCCGGCCTTATTGGATTACATACAGCCCGCGCGAAATTCTAGGTTGGCGGACAGAACTTGTAGACGGGCAACAAAAACTCACACAATTGCGACTTTTGGAACGGGTCACAGAAGAAGATGGCGATTATGGACAGAAAGAAGTTGAACAGGTTCGATTACTAACGCCGGGAGCCTTTGAAGTTCACAGAAAGGGCAGACAGGGAAAATTTGTCAAAGTAGATGAAGGAACGACATCTTTGGATTACATACCATTTGCAATTGCATATTCAAACAAAGTTTCGTTTTTAGAATCACGCCCGCCGATGCAAGATATTGCAGAATTAAATTTATTGCATTATCAAAAGAGTTCAGACTTCGATAATCAATTAAGAATATCTTCTGTTCCTTTACTTTGTCTGTTTGGATTTCCGCAGGCGTCAGAAGAAGTAAGCGCGGGGCCGGGCGAAGCAATCGCCTTTCCAGAAGGTGCAAGGGCGGAGTTTGTAGAGATCAAAGGCCAATCATTTCAGTATCAACGCGACAGAATAAAGAATATTGAAGATCAGATCAATACTTTGGCACTTGCCGCAATCCTCGGACAAAAACTTGTTGCAGAAACAGCCGCTTCGCAAGAAATACAAAGAAGTCAAGGCGATTCGACTTTGATGATTGTTGCGCAACAGCTTCAAGACATGATCGACAACTGTTTGGTATTTCATGCAAATTATCTAAATATTGCAGAAATTGGAAATGCTTTTGTCAATCGTGATTTCTTAGGTCAGAGATTGGCACCGCAAGAAATTCAGGCGATGCAAGGATTATGGTCTTCTGGCGCTATATCTCAGGAAACATTATTGAAGCAATTGGCAGAAGGCGAAATCCTCGGCGATGATTTTGACGTTGAAGAAGAAATCGAATCAACACAAAAAGGAGACATGATCGAAACAGATGAACCGACACCCGAAGCCGAACCAGATGAACCAACAGAAGACCTAGAAGATGACGATTAATGACACAAACGCCGATTCGGGTTCCTTCTGATGTCTCCAAACTTGGGGCATCTATTCCCTACCCTGATTTAATTCCAGAAGAATATTTTCGTAATAGTTTAGATTTAAATAGATTTTCAAATAAAATTTCCCGTGAAATCGTTGAATCATACAATCGAATCATATTGCGGGCGGTTGATAAATTAGAAGCAATAGAACGCCTTCCAAGGGCGAATCAGCCCAAATATACAGCGGCACGTTTACGGGCTTTGTTATTACAGACAAAAGCAAGCCTTAGAAAATGGGATGTTAAATCAACGCGCGATATGGAACTTGTTTCCGATGCTGTTGCAAAGTTGCAGGGAGAATTTGCAACTGTTCAGATGGAACGAGCATTGCCCGCAGGCATAAGGTCATCAATAAGAACTGTTGAAGTTACACCCGCATTTGCAAAAGCTGTTGTGACAACTTCCGCATCTGAATTTAATTTAAATGTTTTATCTGATTCATTAAGTACTATCGCGGCGGGTTCTGGCGCAAAGTTTTCTTTGACAGCAAAAGAAGGCGCATTGATAAGGTTGCCGAATGGTCAATCAATAAAAAAATCTTTTCGCGGGATTACAGATCAGAGCGCAGAAAGACTTGGAAGATCAATTCGCGATGGATTGTTGGCAGGCGATACAACCCAACAAATGCGAAGGCGTCTTGTCGGCAAGTTAAGATTCAACACTTTGGCAAAGACAGCAAAACAGCAACAATTGGCGATGCGTGGCGCGTCAATGATGCTTGCAAACCCGCAGATTCAAACAATCGTTAGAACATCAATAAACCAAGTAAGTAATGTCGCGGCGCAACAAGTTTATAAGGCAAACCCAGATGCAACAAAAAAATATCGTTATCTTGCAACCTTGGACAGTAGAACCAGTTCACGTTGTCGATCATTAGATCAACAGGTATTTGAATATGGAAAAGGGCCGGAGCCGCCACAGCATTTCAATTGTCGCTCAAGAACAGTTGCCGAAATAGATTATGACAATTTAAGCCGTGTTTTTGGTCGTAAGATCGAAGCGCCCAGACGTAGAGGTTTCAGGCCATCAGAAAGCGGCCTAGTACCCGCAGGGCAATCATACGGAACTTGGCTTTCGGGTCAATCGCAAACAATAAAAGCAAAAGCACTTGGAGCAAAAAAAGTTCGATTTTTTGATAAATTGTCAAAAAAATATGGCGGCGATCAGGCAATCAGAAAATTTGTTGCTGTTGATGGGTCAGAAAAAACTTTGGCGCAGTTGCAGGCCGCATATGGTAGAAATGCAGAAAAAATTAAAATTGTTCCTGATGTTGTTCGGGAAAGAAAAGGCGCGGAACTTTCTTGGCAAAGATATTCAGATGGTTCGCTTGCAGAAAACGCGGAGCCGTCAAACCTTACAAGATGGACGCCAGAACGTCAGGAACTACATCGAAGAATTATTGAAGATGTTATTGCTGAGAATAACCCGAAGGCGCAAAAGAATCCGATCTTCTTTATGACAGGCGGCGGGTCGGCTTCTGGAAAATCAATCATGCTGAAGAAATCGCCATTGCCAAAAGGAACTGTTGTTATTGACGCTGATGAAATCAAAAAGCGTTTGCCTGAATTTAATGCGATGAAAGCCAAGGGCGGAAAGATCGCAGAAAACGCTGCGAACTATGTACATGAAGAATCGAGTTGGATTTCTAAATTAATTCAAAGAGAATCAGCACAGCGAAGGTATCACACAATGTTAGATGGTACAGGCGATGGAAGTGTTGCCAGTTTGACCAAAAAAATTAAAACGATGACAGATCGCGGGATGACAGTTCGCGCCAAATATGCAACAGCCGAAATTGCAACAGCACTTGAAAGGAACTATCAAAGATATATAAAAACAGGCCGAAGGGTGCTTCCAGAATATGTTCGCAATGTTCACAGAAAAGTATCAGAAATTGTTCCTGAAGCGATCAAGAACGGCATCTTTGATGACTTTGAACTTTACGATATGAACAAAGCGGGCGAAGCAATTCTAGTTGCGACTTTCACAAAGAAAGATGGATTAAAGATATTAGACAATAATCTTTATGGTAATTTCTTGGCAAAAGCGTTTCAGCCTGACAGCCTGTTTGAAAAGTTCATGGAGCAAAAGTAGAAACGCCCCCGAAGGGGCGATTGTTTACACAACTACATATATTTTTTCAATATATGGACATTCTTCTTTTGTCTCTAAGCAAGTGCAAACGTCTTGATAATTCATCGACCAACCTTCAGCTTTTGAAATATCAAAAAGATGAACAGTTAGTTTTTGATCTTTTGGAAATTTGTACAAATGCTTGTTTGAGCGTTTGAAATGTCTTCCCGCTTTTTGGGCAAGTACATGATTGTCTTCACAACCTTGCGCCCAACAATTACAGAGTTGACGACCTCCAAAAACAAAAGCAAGTTTAGTTGCTTTTTCTTCGACTTTTTGAGTCATAAGAATTTCTCCTTTTTGTTTAATTTGTTTAAATTTTCAAGGTTCTGAGGTTTTACCCTCGCAATCCTATTATAATATAATTAATTAGATTTGTCAAGTATCAATTTTTTTTAGGATTAATTTTTTAGGGGGTTGACTTATTAAATCTATTATGATATAATTAAAATGTTCACAAACAAATCAAACCAACATGAGAGATTCATTTTCTTTTCTTTCTAAACTTCTGGCTTTGACTTCTAGTTCAAACAAGAATGAAAAAGCTGCGGCTCAACAAAAGCTAGAGCAACTTCTTAAAAAGTACGGAATCACTTTGAACCAACTTGAAGAAAGAGTCAAAGAAGGTATCGAAGACCCAAGCCTGAAAGAAGCTATCAATTGGACTTGGAAAGACGCAAACGGATTTGAACATTTCACAAGAGTCAAACCACATGAACAGATTATTGTTTCAGCTTGCGTAAACTTTTTCAATGGTCGTTTAGTTATCGGCAATTCTTACAAAGGCAAATGCTTTGACATCTTTGCGACAAAAGGAAACAAAGTTCAAATTGATCTTTATGCCGAATACTTGATCGAAGCGTGTGAACGCGCTTTGAAAGATGAACGCAAAGGAGTTCGCGGCGGATTCGATGCGACATTCAATTCAAGTTTTAGAAAGGCTTGGGCTTGGAAGGTTCAATCTCGTCTCGGCGAAATCAAAAGACAAGAAGAAAAAGAAGGACGCCGTGAAATGAAGCAAGGCAAAAGAATCAATCTAAGTGCGATCAGAGTTCGCGGAAAGAATGAGATCGAAGATTCAAAAGCGCTTGCCTTACGCGATCAAAAATATCCTAAGTTAGGAAAAGGTCGCGGATTTACTTCAGGCGGTTCTGGCTCACGCGCAGGCAGTAGCGCAGGCGCAAGGGCAGGGCTAGGCCGACAGGTTGCAAGTACAAGACAAAGAAGACTTGCAGGCTCTTGATAATATCGCCCCCAGAAATGGGGGTTTTTCTTTTGCTTGACATATTGGGATAATTCTATTATAATTAAATTGTTCACAAACCAACTAAACCAATGAAAAACGGAGACGTAACTTTAGGATTCAATCCTCAAATCGGAGACAAAGCACACGTTCTTTATCTCTCTGACATTCATCCTTGCACAGTTATCAAAAGAACAAAAAAATTTGTTACTGTTCAAACTGATAACTACAAACTAAACAAGGAAATCAAGCCAAACATTATTGCAGGCGGATTCGCAGGCCATTGCACAAACCAACGCGAACTTAAGTACGACATCACAAGAAACGAAAAAGGCGGAATTATGAAGTTCGGCTTGAGACAGGACGGCAGATGGTGTCAATGCGGACAACATGACCGAAATCCAACAACACTAGGCAGAGGATGGCGGGCGTTCTACGATTATAATTTCTAGGGGGTTGACACCCTCTATTAATTATATTATAATTAAATTGTTCAAAACCAATCAAACAAATGGAAACCTTTTCAATCAAAGAACACTTCAACAAGATCAGAGAAAAAACAAACCTTATCGATAAATTTGTTGAAGAATACCTTGAAGTTCTTAACAACAAAACAAACGATTATAATTTCTACAAAAGAAATGGAAAACGTTTTTACAAGATTACTCAAATTGTTGTTGGTCGCGATGGTAAAAATACAAATCAACTAAGTGTTCATAGTTTTGTTGATATGAATACAGGTCTTGTTTACAAAGCCGCAGGGTGGAACGCCCCTGCAAAAGGCGCGAGATATGATCTTTTAGATGAAGCAAGCCGCAAAAGATGTTTTGCTTATGCTGACCCATACGGAAGCTACCTTTACCGCTAAAGCGAACAGCCCCGAAAGGGGCTTTTTTTTATGGGAACTCAGGAGTAAAGTCGATGACTGTATTCTTGATTCCTTTTTCTTTTGCAATCTTTCTTGTTCTTTTTACAGAAGCAACAATCTCTTGTCTAAATTTCTTTTCTTCGCCTGTTTCGTTTTCTTTTACTATTTTCCCGCCAACAACTTCATTCATTATTGTTTGCATCTTTTTAGCTGTTAACAATGCTTTTTACCTCATTCAAGGTTATTCTAGTATATATAGAGTTAAATTTAAACCTATGCCATACCACACAG